TGATCGCAGATTGTATTTCTTTTAAATTTTCTTTTAAAACTAAATCTAAACCTGCTTTAAATACTTGTTGTTTTATGCCCTCTTTAAATATAATCATTGTCGGAGCCATACGAACCTTGTATTTTTTCTTTGCGTTTGGTGCTTTTGAGATATCTACTCTGTAATATTTAGCATTTTTAATTTGATCCCATTGAGCAAAACAATTTACTTCATTAAATTTTGCCCAAAATTCTACAATAACAATAGGACTGTCATCGCCAAAGGCATCTACTCCGCTAATTGATGTCTCAAAGTTATCGTCCGTTATCCAATATTTTTCTGGAACATTCTGCTGAGCAAATAAAACGCTTGTAAAAACTAAAAAATAAATCCAGATTATTCTCATCTTGTTTGTAATTCGTACAACCTTTCGTCTATCTTATCGAGCTTACCCTTCATTTCTTGTACATCTTCTTGGGTATTCATTATAGTTTCTCGTATTAATTCGTCTTTTAGGTCGTATTCTACTCTGTCAATAACTGGCTCTGGCATTTGCATAGCCATTGCAATATCACTTTGTAATGAATAGTACATCGTAGCTAGAGATACAGTTCCTGCAATTAAAAAACCTATTGTCTTTAAGTCTAATGTAAGTTTAGTATCTTCTCCTATTTGTTTTGCCATTTTAATTAAATGTTATATTGAATCCAAAGTTGCTTTGATATATTTGTGAATCCCAGAAGTCCGTATATTCCCCTTCTATAAATATTCCTAAAAATCTTTTTATTTTCCAACCAAACATAATCCCAGCCTGATAGTCGCTCCATTGTTCTGGGCTTGTATCTGGTTTTAGTCCACCTTTACCCCAGTTGTTACGATTCAAATAATTAAAGTCAGGGTCTCCTTTAATATAATTATGGTAGGGCATAATCCAATTGGCGTAAGCGTGCATCCAAAAGTTATTTTGAAAATGATAAAAGTCAGCACCCACAATAGGAGCAATTTCACCGTAAGAATCTAATTGGTCAAATATGTCATTATTGTAACGATTCATTAAGCGTCCAAAGTATCGGTTTCTAAAATCCAAATCCCCGTACGCTACTATTTGACCTTGTGGATTTTTCCAGATATAATCATTAAAGGTTTCACCATTAACTTCATACGTTACAAAATTATCTGTATATCCGTATTCATATCCTAAAGAATACCAAGGGTTTGCAATAGCCCCCGTTTCGGTTGTTTCATTTAACCATATTTCAATTGGTACATATCCATAAGCACGTTCGTGAGTACGATAGATTGCTCCTGCAGATATGCTAAACTTCTTACCAATAGGTAATCTTAACCTTGCTTCAGTAGAAAAATAATCAAAGCCAACATTACCCTGCGACCTGTTTTCTAATTTAAGTATGTGATTCTTGCCCGTATGTCTTACAAATACCCTTTGATTTGTCCATTCTTCGCCTCTCTGGCGCTCTTTCTCGTAGTGTATAAGGTATTCTAACCCCTTAATAGCAGAAGTAGGCGCAGAAAGCCCTACAAGGTTTTCAGTTCCATTGTAAAAATTAGCCCCTTTAACTTCATAACCAAAGCGCGCAATCTTTCTTATTCCAAATCCTATGCGATAATCAAACGGAAAAACTTCAGTTACGTCAACAACCTCTGGTATATCACCTTTAGAAAAACTGTCATCTTTCCTAACAAAAAA